CTCTTGATCTATTAAACAGCAGAGAATTCGATGCAGAAATATTTGTTGGACCTGCCAGAACAGGAAAGACACAAGCTTTGATTGATGGCTGGGTAGCATACGACATTAAAAACGACCCTTCAGATTTTTTGGTTGTACAGATAAGTCAGGACAAGGCGGCTGAATACAGCAAAAAGCGTATTGATCGTATGATCAACCGCTCGCCCGAGTTAATAGGATGTTTAAGCCCAAGGCATCACGACAACAACATACACGACAAAATATTAAGAGCAGGAAATTATTTAAAACTCGGTTGGCCTTCAAAAAATATTCTGGCCAGTACCGATTACCGGCGTGTGGCAATTACCGATTATGACCGTATAGCGCCAGACGTTGATGGTGAAGGTGAAGCATTTTGGTTAGGTAAAAAAAGAACTCAGGTATTTATGAGCCGCGGCATGACATTAGCGGAGTCCTCCCCAGGGTTTGAAGTAACAGACATTGATTGGCGCGAAGATCCAAATGAGCCACATGCCGCACCTCCGTCAAAAGGCGTTCTTAGTTTATACAACCTCGGTGACAGGCGTGTCCTGTATTGGCAGTGCCCGGAATGCGATCAGTACTTTCCAGCGCGCTTTGAATACTTAACCTGGAACGAAAAAGAAACCGATATTCTGGCTGCTTCTGAGCAAGTCTTTTGTATTTGTCCTCGATGCGGCGTGGCAGATATTCCGCCTTCTTTAAAGGATCAGATGATTCAGTCGAGTCGCTGGCCAAAGGAAGGACAGAGTGTAGATAAGCATGGCGAGTATCAAGGTGATGGGCGTAGAAGTCGAATTGCTTCTTTTTGGATGGAAGGACCCGCAGCAGCCTTCCAGAGTTGGGGCCAGCTGGTTTACAACTATTTAGCTGCGGAAGCTGATTTCGATAGAACTGGTAACCAAGAGAAATTAAAGACCACAACCAACGTCGATCAGGGGCGACCTTATCAATTTAGGCGCTCGCAAAACAAGCGCTCTCCAGAGAGGCTGAAAGAACGCATTGATCCTGAAATTGCTAAGCGTACTGTTCCTGAAGGGGTTCGATTCCTGATTGCTGCAGTTGATGTGCAAGGTGGAAAAGATCGACGGTTTGTTGTGCAGGTACACGGATTTGGCGAAGGTCTAGAAAGCTGGGTTATTGATCGCTACAACATTAAAAAATCAGATCGCAAAGACACTGATGGCAAAGTGTTACAAACACATCCCGGTGCTAATCCTGAAGATTGGGATCTGCTTGAAAAATACATTTTAGATAAAGGTTACCCCTTAGCCGATGGTTCAAACAGAGAAATGCCTATCAAGATGTTGGCTGTTGACCATGGTGGTGAAAGCGGGGTTTCAGAAAATGCTTATAAGTTTTACCGCCGTATGAGCCGCAATGGAAAAGCTAAAAAGGTAATGCTGGTGAAAGGTGGATCCCATAGTCAGCTAGATAAAGTCAAAGCGAGTTTCCCAGATAACACCAAGCGAAAAGATCGAAAAGTAAAAGCTAAAGGTGATGTCCCACTGCATTTGCTTGCAGTGAATAAGCTCAAAGACTGGGCGAGTAACTTGCTTGAACGAGAGGATGTCGGTGAAGGGTATGTGCATTTCAACAGCTGGCTAGGTGATTGGTTTTATGAAGAACTTACTTATGAAGAGAGAGATCCAGCAGGGAAATGGGATAAGCCTGGTAATGGTGCAAACGAAGCATGGGATCTCTTTGTGTATTCCCTTGCCGCTTGTGTATTTCTAAAAGCGGATCGTATGAATTGGGATTCTCCGCATAGTTGGGCTAAACCCTGGGATGAAAACCCCAACATTATTGACCCAAATGATACCCCCAAAACTCAAGTATCCAGGCCAGCGCGCCGTTCCCGAATTAGGTTTAAATAAATGGCATTCACTAAAGATGATGTAGACGCAATTGATGCGGGGATCGCTAGCGGCGAGCTGACGGTTGAGATTGATGGGCGCAAAGTTTCTTATCGCTCTATTCCTGAATTAAAGAGAGCCAAGGCCCACATTCTTGAAAACTTGTCCGTTAGTGAATTAGGTGACTTGGGGATACACCGAATTAGACGTAGGCGGCCCCGAGCGTTCCGCTTAGTTGTAGGAAAGGGGACTTAATGAATATTTTCAACAAGCTGAGTTCTGCAGTTCGGGCAGGAATGAAATCATTTCGGTCGCAAGCCTACGAGGGGGCTACTCATGGTAACCGCGGTCGCAATTGGATTGCTCCTAATATTGGCCCTAACGGTGCGTTAAATAGCAGTTTACAAACACTCAGAAATAGATCCCGGCAGGCCTATAGAAATAATCCCTGGCTAGAACGTGGTTTGGAAAAGAATGTTACTAATGAAGTTGGAATTGGCATCACCCCAATATTCATATCTGACAATACTGAATTTAATGCAGCTTGTGAAAAATGGTGGCCTGAATGGGTGGCTTCTTCCGATGCAGAGGGTGCTTTAAATTTTTATGGGCAACTTGTTCAAGCGGTCAGGGCTCGCAGAGTTTCAGGCGAGTGCTTTATTCGCCGCCGTCTTAGACCTGCCTCTTGGGGTTTGGCGATTCCTTTCCAATTACAAATTATTGAAGCTGATCATGTGCCTCTCGATCTAAACGAGCGGCGAGTTAATGGCAACCGAATCATTGCCGGAAAAGAGTTTAATAAACGCGGAAAACTAGTGGCTTATTGGATGTTTCCAGAACATCCACAGGACAACCCGCAAAGTATTAATCGAGCTATTCGAATACCTGCCAATGAAGTAATTCACCATTATTTACCACTAAGACCGGGTCAGGTTCGTGGTGAACCGGATATTGTTCAAGCACTACTACGTGCCAAACATTACGACAGTTATGAAGATGCAGAATTAGTACGCAAAGAGACTAGAGCGCCTTTTACCGGCTTCTTACAAAAAGAGTATACGGCTGAAGACGATTGGAAATTTGACCCGCTTACTGGAGAGCCAGTGGGAGACGGAGATGTTCCAGAAATCAATGCAGAGCCAGGCACTATTATTACAGGCACGTTGGGCGAATCTCTTACCTTATTTGACGGTGATAATACTGGCCAAGGATATAGCGATTATCAAAGGCAGCAATTATTAGCTATCGCTGCTGGGGCCAAATCTCTTGATGTATTGGTTTCAGGAGATTGGTCAAAAATTAATGACCGTATTTACCGAGCTCAAGTTGGAGAATACCGTCGTGAGATTCAAATGGCTCAAGAGCACCTTTGCATTCACCAAATTTGTGAGCGGGTAGGCCGCTGGTTTACCGATTTTGGGGTGCTGAACAACAAGCTTTCAGCACCGAATTACTCAGCAAATATTGAAGATTACAACTCCCGAGACTGGTCCCCACATCGCTGGCCACATATACATCCAACACAGGATATTGCTGCAATAAGAAGTGAACTCGAATTGGATCTGACTAGCTTGGAGGCAGAAGCAGCCAAGCGAAGTAAAAAAGCTTCAATCATCCAAAGGGAAAATGTTAAAGCGCGAGCTCGAAAACGAGACCTTGAAGCAGAATTTGATTTAACAGGAGAAGAAACAGATGGCGTGGTTTAAAGCAAAAACAGCGGCCAAGGGCTGTGCTGAAATATGGATTAATAAAGCAATTGGCTCCGATTGGGCGCCAGACTGGTGGAATGATATGGCTGGCGAAACATCTGCCAGAGAGTTCATTGATGCTGTTGAAGCACTGGGTGACTTAACTGATATCACATTGCATCTGAATTCCCCAGGTGGTGATGTAGCTTCAGGTATCACCATTATGAATTATCTGAAAAACCACTCTGCGAAGATTCATATTCGCGTAGAAGGGATGGCGGCTTCCATTGCCTCGGTAATATTGATGGCCGGTGATACTCGTACAATTGCCGTAGGCGCCACTGTCATGGTCCACAACCCGGCAGGTTGGTTAGGCGGCTATTACACTGAGCATGAAATGCGTGATAACGCAGACACCATGGCTAAGGTAAAGCTGCAGTGTGTTGAGGCCTATGTAATGGGCACTGGAAAAAATGCCGCCGAAATATCAGAACTGCTTGATAAAGGTGATACTTACTTAACGGCAGACGAGTCGATCGAATGGGGGTTTGCTACCGATAAAGATGACACCCTGAAAGCGGTTGCTAGCATCGATGCAGATCAGTTTAAACAGCAGTTC